GAATCTTTAACATTACTATAAGGTAATTGGGTTAAAGGATTTGGATAAGCATCATGGTGTGGGTGATTCCAAATATTTACTGGGCTAAGATAAAAATATGAAGTGCTAGAAGATAAATTTCCTGTTTTATTATTCGGAATGTTGATTAAAACAACATATTCATTTATTAAAGGATAGGTTTTTAATTGAGGATCATACGGAAGTGCAAAATTTACACTACCATTATTATCAGTATTAGTGCCTGATTGGTTAACTAATTCATAAAATATTGCTCCAATACCGTTATATTCTCCTACTTGAGAAAAAAATTCATGCCTTTCATTAAGTACAATATCAGTTACCCTAGCTACAACTATAAAACTATTTAAACCATTGATATCATTTTTAAGACTACCATATACAGTACTATGGTCAGGGAGTTGAGTTTGAATTTTTCCCGTATTATTTATCCTATTTATAGCCATTAATCTTTTGGATTAAATTTTTTAACTTCGGACAATAATTGTGCTTTTTCTTCTTCGGTCATTCCAAATCCTTCATCTTCCGATTTACCTGTAGCTAAGGCACGTTGGATGATAGTAGCCATTTTAATTAGCTGTTCATCATTTTTAATCCCCAATTCCATATATTCCTTGATTAAAGGAACAATTAAAGTAGCATCACCAATATCATTGATAAGTGGTTTTAACTCACCTATCAAAGCTGTGATTTGCTGTTCTTTTTTCTTTTGGTTTTCGTAAATTTCTTTAAGAATATCGGAGAATTTTTTCTTACCAAATACGTTTGATTCTAAATTACTCATATGTATTGTTTTTTATAAATATAAACAATTACGAGAGATGGAACTTCATGTAGCCGTGTTCCAAATAAAATAAATAGTTTTTCTTAAATATGTCATATAAAACACCTGCTATTTTAGTAATTTTAGGAGTTTTAGCATCTGGGATCATCTCGTGGATATAAATGTAAAGTGCTTTTTTGTTGAATACATCTATGCTATCTCGTTTTCTAAACAGTTCTAAAATGGCATCTGCAATTTTCGCATCATATTCTTTAGGGAAAAATTCATATAAGTTAAAACTTACAAATTCGACCCATTCATCCATAAAATGAGATAAACGATCATCTGAATTGTTAGGTTCTATAGTATATGAATGTGTATCGTCTTTTAAAAGTTCGTCAGTTGATACTTTACTAACCTTACTTTTATAATTTTTCTCATTATATAAAATACACCAACGTTTTACAATCGTACCAAAGTAAGAATACGCTTTAGCTCCATTCTGGGGGTTAAAGAGATGGATTTTAGAAAGTAAAAACACGATTATTTCATGTTGTAAATGTTCTAAATTCTCTACCTCAGTATGGTAAAATTTAAAGGTATGGATTATATTCTGGGTTAGTTTAAAGAAGGCATAATGGATTTTTTCCTCATATATCTTGCTTCTCAAAACAGGATCGATCGTATTGTTATACAACACGATCGCGTCCTCAGTTTCCTGAGTAAAATAATTTTTACTTGCAGGTTTTTTAGCCATTTTAGCTGAACTTTCTAAGATTAAATTCATTTAATATTTCTTGGATTTTTAAGATTGATTGAAATATAACCCCAACCTCATCATCCTTTTCAAATATACCTCCACGATCTAATTCTCTCAATTTCTTATCAGAAATTTCAATCGTGCGAGATAAACGATCTAGATAAGCTAAATATCCGGCTACAATATCTTCTTGTTTTTCATTTTTTTTAAGAAGATTATAAGTCGTGAATCCTAAAATCGCGACTAAAATTGCTAGTACACAGCAAACAATTGTTAAAGCTATCATAAGTTATCTAACATATTTTTTAAACCATCACTTTTGAACGAACCTAAAGCTTTAGTTTTGGTTGATGTCTTTTTAGACATGTTGGGTTTATTCCCCAATGTAAAATTTCCCTTTCCGTTATCCACGGACTTTTTACCTTCCTTTAATTTAGGTAACCATTCACGTTCAAACTCAATACGTGCTGCCATTAAATCTGCCTGATGTAAGATGTAAGGGAGTGAAGTACGTGGTTTTTGTTCTGGCATAAAATTAGCAAGATATTTCTTGTTTGCTTCATCATACAAACCATCATGTGTCTGAATAGCAACCATTTCATTGAATGTATACTGGATACCATGTGACTGTAATAAATATAATCCTCTATCGGGAACTGAAGCAAATGGTACTTTAGTATTAAACATATAATCCTCTCCTAACTTATCTTTTCTCCATTGATCAGTCTGAGGGATATATGAATCTTGTTCTTCATCACCCATTTTACCTAAATCATGGTTTAGAGCTGAAAATACAAGTTCTTCAATTGTAAAAGTAGACATATCACATCCTTCACTTTCCCATAATTCAGCTTGCTTAATAGCGCATCGAATAACGCGTAAAACATGTTCTACATATCCTCCGGGGAAAGCATTATGGTATTCTTTTTTATGCGCAGCAGGCATTAACATCAAACGTTCGGCATATTGCTCATAAAAATCAATCAATTTCTCTTTACGTGGAGAGGAAATATGGGTGTCAATAATTGACATTAATTCATTCCAATTGTCTTGGATTTGTTCGGCGGTAAGATTCATAACTTTTATTTATTTAATTAATTTTCACGTTCAACGATTGCTTGAGTATCTTCTTGAAGTTCAAGAAGTTCTTTTAACAATTCACGAGCCGCTTCTACATTTCGTTCGTTTAAAGCGTTTCTCATTCGTTTCAATTTTCCTTCAATAGACTCTAAGCGTCTCAATACTAATTCTTTATTTTTCATTTTATTTTATTTACTTATTTTTTTATAACCATTATTTATTTTAACAATAATAATATTAAAATATAAATTAAAGATAATAACTTTATTTTAAATAGTCACGGATTTCTTGTTCTTTTAGATTTTTCTCTACTAATACCTGAACTTTTTTTAAGTGGGCACACTTTTCATATTCTTCTGTACCTTCAAAGTAATGTATAGAAAGCTTTATTGCAACTAAAAATTCATCGGTTGAGTGCTTTTTCAAATCTTCTTTCCAAACCTTACTTCTAAATTTAAATTCCTCAATCCAGAAATAAGCTCTAGTAAACATCATAAATTCTCCGGCATCATCAATTCCTCCCATATCTAAAGAGGGATCAGCTTTTGAAAAAAAGTTTAAAACCTGCTTTTTAAATGTTTGACCATTCATAATAAGTTTATAAAACATACCTAACTTAAAGTAAGGAGTTTTTTTAAACTCATCTAACTCAGCTCTCATCTTTTTAGTTTCCTTGGAATCCTTACCATCCTCAGGAAACCCAAATAATGCAAATATACCATTCAAACTCATCACTCTATATGTATATATTATTCTAAATTAAAACTCACGTATAAAATCGTTGATTTTACATATAAATATCTAATCAAACTGTTCTCCAACTTTTTTAATAACCTGTTTAGCTTCATCTAAAGAAACATAGAAAAACTCTCTTTCACCTCTAACACGTTTTTGCTTTAACTGCTTGTGTACCTCTTTTTCAATACGCTCCCCATTAAAACAACTATACGAATATACAACATCAAATGGCATAGGAACACCCGTTGATTTACTCAATTGAACAGCTCGTTCTTCGGGATCATTTTTTGTATAACCTATTTTTAACATTTCAGGCATTGAAGGATTAACTAATATATAAACATATTGATCACCTTTTTTACCATCAACACTTTGTCTTAAACGTCCGGTATAATATTCGATAACATCCCAATCACCATCTTTTTTGATTGAAAAATATTTTGGTTGAGGGGCTAAAGGCGTTCTACAATATGGAACATAATTTTTAGCCTCCTCATTTGTTAAACGTTCCATCAGAACCGAGCTTGAGCGTTTGCACCTTTGTACCATGGAAGTCCTTCTCTGTTTTTTAAAGCCTCTTTCCATTGTGTTTCCGTCATTTTAATTCCGTTGAGGTAATATTCTCTTTTACGTTTATTGCCTTCGGGGATTAAAGCCGGTCCTTCCCAATTATGTAATTTTCCATCGAACGTGTACATGATGGTTCCGTCTGCAGTTGTGATTTTTCTGCTTGGTTGATACTTTTCGTTTTCTTTCATAACTTTGATTTTTTTTATCCTAAAATAGTATCACCTACGATATCTCCAATTAAACATCCTGCTACGAATGCTAATCCGAATAATCCAGTGAAACTGAATGCTACAAATAATGTAACGATTGCTGAAATTTTGATTCCTTTGTTTTCTACTTTGCTTAACATAACCTTTATTTTTATTTATTTATACTGTTAGTATACGAATAAAAAATTAGTTTGCCAAGGATTTTTTTGCTAGTATAAAACTACAGGTGCACTCCCTGCAGCTAAACTTACGGATGTAATAGTTAAACGAACGAAAGCTCCTGCAGGTAAAGTAAATGGAACACCTGTTGCTTCAATGATGTTATTTGTAGCACCACGATCAATTCCATATTTAAAAGCAGTAATAACTGATCCTGTTGGGTTACTAGCAGAACCTGTTCCTAGGCTTTGGATTCCTGAAAAAGATCCTGAAATAGAATTTCCTGCGGTTAAAATTGATCCACCAAAATTTACTGGTACGTTTGCCATTTTATTTTAATTTTTGTTTATAAATATATCAAACAAACTGATTGTACCACAAACAATAATTGAAATGTAACCGATTGTTAAATGAACTGGGAGCATTAATAAATTTTTTATCATGCTCTTATTTTTTAGTGTTCCAACTGAAAAAATCATTTAACCATTTTTTACGTGCGGTACAATTACATTCTTGTAAACCAAACCATTCTTTGTAACGTTCTTGGGTGATACCAAATTTTGTAAGTGTAGTTTCAACTACATCACCTAAACCTCTTCTTTGAAGTTCTTCTTTTGACATTGTTGGGTCCCT